CTACGACCGCTACAAGACCGCACGACATCACCGCATAGTTGCAGAGCAGCTCGAGCGGGTCATGCGCCGCGATGTAGACCGGCTCATGCTCCTGATGCCTCCACGGCACGGGAAGACCGAACTAGCCTCAAGACGATATCCAGCGTTCTGCTTAGGGAACTTCCCGCATCGCCAGATCATCGCGGCTTCCGCCTCTGCTGAATTTGCGGCCGATATTGGCCGTGAGGTTCGAAACATCATCAGGAGCGAGGATTACGGTCGTCTATACCCTGAAGTCAGGCTGGCCGAGGATAGTCAGGCATCTGCTAGGTGGCACACAAACAAGGGCGGGATCTTCTACTCGGTCGGTGTGGGGTCTCAGATTCTCGGCAAGGGTGCTGACGAGTTCATCATCGACGACCCATTCGGTTCAATGGCCGACGCTCAGAGCGAACTAGAGCGCAAGGCAGTCAAGGAATGGTATCAGGGCAGCGTCTACAACCGGCTTCAGCCTGGTGGCGCTATCATCCTGATTAACCACCGGATGCACGAGGATGACCTATCGGGCTTTTTGCTCGAACAACAGAACAACGGCGGCGACAAGTGGGAAATAGTCCAGTTGCCCGCCATAGACAGTTCCGGGGCGGCGCTCTGGCCGGAAGCTTACCCTTTACAATCTCTGGACCGCATCCGAGCGAACTCGCTGCCCCGGTTCTTCTCTGCGCTATTCCAGCAGGACCCACAGCCTGACGAGGGCACGTTCTTTAGACGGGAATGGTTCAAGACCCATGACGAACGACCCAAGGTCAACCTCTTCGGAACCTCTGACTTCGCTGTCACTGACGGTGGGGGGGATTATACAGAGCACGCGGTATGGGGCGTGGGTCCAGATAGCACAATTTACGCGGTCGATTGGTGGCGCGGCCAGACAGACGCAGGGGTTTGGATCGAGAAGTGGTGCGACCTCATCGGGAAGCACAAACCGCTCACATGGTTTGCTGAGAGTGGTGTCATCAAGCGAGCCATTGAAGGCCCGCTGAAGAAGCGGATGGACGAACGCAAGACGTGGGCGAGCATTGAGTGGGTGGCGAGCATCCACGACAAGCCGACACGCGCTAGAGCGTTCCAGGCATTGGCAGCTAACGGCAAGGTCAGCTTCCCCAAGTCCCCTTGGGCTGGCGAGGTTGTTGACCAGCTTATCCGCTTTCCGGCTGGCAAGCATGACGACGCGGTGGACTGCTGCTCGCTCATAGGCAGGGCAGTCTACGAGGCATGGCCTGCGCTTCTGACGAAGGTGGATCACTCACGTAATCCGGTGGATCGTTATACGAGAAACCGCAGTTTGGCCGCTCAGGGCGGATGGAAGACAGCATAAATGGCAAAGCGCAAGATTGCAGACCAGAAGGCGGAGGATAATTACCTCGAAACCGTCAAGCGCAAAGCCACTGTGTCGATGGACATGCTCGACGCTGCGAGGCGTGCGGCTCAGGTCTTCCAGCGGTACTACGATGGGGACCAGTGGACAGACGCAGAGCGCAGGACACTAGAGGCCCGTGGTCAGCCTGCACTTGCGTTCAACCACATCAAGCCTGCTGTCAATGCTATCATCGGCATTGTCGAGCGCGGCAGGACAGACCCCAAGGGCTGGGGCCGAACCCCGCAGGACCAAGAGGCTGCAGAGGTGGCCACGGACGGCCTGCGGTACGTCAGCGACGTGACCCGGTTCAATGCAACGGCTCGTGAATGCCTGCAAGACTTCCTCATCTGGGGCGTGGTCGCTGGCATCAACGAAATCAACGAAGGCCAAGAGCCTGGTATTCGCCGCATCAGGCCGGAAGAGTTCTTCTACGATCCGTACTCAAGGGACAGGGACTTCGGTGACGCTCGCTACATGGGCATTGCCAAGTGGATGGATGAGACCGACCTCATCGACCTTTATCCAGACAACGAAGACAAGATCAAGCAGTCGTTCGACATCGCTACAACCGGCGACACGTTCAAGGATCGGCCTAAAGACGGCTGGTCATGGATTGACGTGAAGTCCCGCCGCATCATGTGCTTTGAGATGTACAGCCGCAGAGGCGGCATCTGGAACAAGTGCGTGTTTGTCTATGGCGGTGTCTTGGAAGAAGGCCCAAGCCAGTACCTCGACAGCAAGACCAAGCAGCCGCGCAACCCGATACTCGCTCAGTCCGCATACGTGGACATCGACAACCAGCGATACGGCGCGGTCAAGGATATGGTCAGCCCGCAGGATGCGATTAACAAGGGCCGGTCGAAGGCCATCCATCTGCTGAACGTGGCCAAGCTCCGGGTTGAGCCTGGGGTTCTGGACGTTGACGCGGTCCGCAAAGAGTGGGCCAAGCCTGACGGCATCATCGAGGCCCGTGAAGGCCAGATTGAGGAGTTGGGCGACAGGCAGTTGACGCCTGCCCACCTTGAACTGCTCCGCGATGCCAAGGAAGAGATGCGCCGGCAGTCACCGACACCGGGCATTGTAGGCCGTGGCGGCCAATCTCAGTCTGGCAGGGCCATCCTTGCCGAGCAGCAAGCAGGCATGACCGAGCAGGCTCCGTTGCTGGCTGGCTTTGATGACTGGAAGCTCAGGTGCTATCGCGCGATGTGGGAAAGCATCAAGCAATTCTGGACCGGGCCGAAATGGATTCGGGTCACGGATGATGAAAACGCCCCGCGCTTTGTGGGCCTGAACATGCCAGAGCCTGTGATTGACCCGCAGACGGGTATGCCACAGGTCGACCCGATGACCGGCCAGCCTGTCATGCAGTCGAATAACCCGGCTGACATGGACGTGGACATCGTCATCGACTCCACGCCTGACACTGCGGTCATCCAGGAAGAACAATTCACCAAGCTGGCCGAGTTGATCCAGGCAGGCGTTCCAATCCCGCCGGATGTGCTGATTGAGGCGTCGTCGCTGCCGAAGAAGAAGCTCCTCCTCGACAAGCTCAAGCAAGCGCAGGAAAGCCAGCAGGGACAGCCAGATCCGAATGCACAGGCGCTACAGGCTGAACAAGCCAAGCAGCAGATGCAGATAGAGGCCAAGCGGGCGCAGTTACAGATCGACGCCGAGGCGCACATGGCGCAGCTTGAGCGCGAGGACAAGGCGGCTGAGATGGCGGCGATTCGCCAAGCCAAACTTGAGAACCACAAGGCCGCGCTGCGTGAGCGTGAGTTAAACATGCAGGCGGAACACGCTGGCCGCATGAAGAACATGGAATACGAGCACTCATCGCGCCAGAGTGAGATGAATTTCGAATACAAACAGCGTGAGCAGGCAGGCAACATGAAGCCTGCGCCGCAATTTGGCCTGACCCTTGGTGAGCAGACAGAAGCCGCCATTGCTTCGGCACAGGAAGCAAGCGCCACGGCTATGGCCCAGGCTGCTGACGGCATGACACAGGCGGCACAGGCCATGCAGCAGACGGCTTCGGCTATTGCAAGCATTGCTCAAGTGAGCGCAGCGCCTCGCAGGCTGGTAAAAGACCCTCGGACGGGTGAAAAGCGGGTGGAGATTGTCCGCGAGCCGGTAAACTAGCGTGGCGCGCCCCATTGGAACCCTTGAAACCAAGTTGTTCAAAAACGTCTTGGTTGGTGACGGTTGCTGGCTGTGGCAAGGGCAAAAGAACGAGCATGGCTATGGCATCATATCTATGGGGCGTGGTGCCAAGACGTTGAGAGCGCACCGTGCGTGCTACGAGTACATTGTCGAGCCAATCAGGGAAGGAATGGTGTTGTGCCACAAGTGCGACAACCCGACCTGCGTTCGCCCTGACCATATGTTCCAAGGCACCAAGAAAGAAAACACTGCTGATATGTGGTCAAAGGGGCGTGGGTTTACCCCGTTTCGTGGGCGGTACGGCTCCGCTCACCACAATTGTAAAATGACTGATGAGCAAATAGCAGAGTGCCGAACTCTGTTTGCATCTGGCTGGCAGAGAATGGAACTCGCAGCCCGGTACAGTGTAACGGGAACGCAAATATCTCGCATTGTACGCACTGATTACCGCAAGCGAGCCGCGTGATGGCAGTCAGCCACGCATTCACCAACAACGTTGCGGATGCTACCGGGACGCTCAGTATATGGTACGGGGCCACAACTGCAACGGTGGCCGCATCCGACATCGTCAAGCCTTCAGATTGGAACAGCGCGCACGTTCAGGCTGTTACCCTGTCAGGCAATACGGCGGGTGTGTCTAGCATCACTGGAACCAACATCGTATTCGGCGGCTCGAACAACGTCACGCTGTCTGGCATCCAGGGGGCTAACGCCGGCACCATCAACATCAGCGCGGCTGCTGGTGGTGGGGGCGGTTCAGTCAATATCTCGGCTGGCACGACCAGCAACAACCTGACGAACTTCGTCTTTGCGAACAGCAATGGCGTTTCCTTTGGCCTGAACGGCTCGACGGTCACGGCAACGGTCCAGACCAACTATCTGACGACTGCCCAGCCGGTTGGGGCTTACTTGACCACGGCAAGGGCATCTAACGACGCCATCGGGCTTAACACCGCCCAGAGCAACGTGACATGGACCGTTAACAGCAGCGGTCTATCTCTCGACGCTCGCGGGTATGCGGGTTCTGGATTTACGTCTACCACGACAGCAGGCACGGCACTAGTCGCCACGCAGAACAGCAATGGCCTGTCTATGGCCGTTCCTGCGTTCCTGACCACGGCACAGCCTGTAGGCGCTTACCTGACGACCGCGCGCGCATCAAATGACGCTGTGGGGCTTAATACAGCTGGAACGAATGTCACCTGGACGGTGAACTCCAGCGGCATCAGCATCAACGCCTCTGGCTATGCAGGGTCTGGTTTCACGTCAACCACGACGGCGGGAACGGCAGTCGTCGGGACGCATAACAGCGCCGGTCTGTCTATGGGATTTCCGGCATTTATCACAAACGCCATAACGACCGCGCGGGCCAGTACAGACGCCATCGGCCTGAACACGGCGCAGTCAAATGTGACGTGGACGGTCAACAGTTCCGGCTTGTCGCTTGATGCTCGCGGCTACGCAGGCACGGCAACAGGCGCGACCAACGCCAGCGTGACGGTCAACTCGGGTGGCGTATCGGTTTCGGTCGGCAACTACATCACGACGGCGCGCGGCTCGACAGATGCCATCGGGCTGAATGCCGCTCAGAGCAATGTCACCTGGACCGTCAATTCATCGGGGTTAAGCCTAGACGCTCGCGGCTATGCCGGGACCGGGACGACGTTCAACGGGGCCAACGTATCCGGCTCGATCACGCTGAATAGCGCGGGCTTGCAGCTATCATTGAGCGGGGCCACGGCGGCACCTAGCCCGGTGAACATCTCGGCCGGGACCACGTCGAACAATCTAGCCAGCATCGTGTTTAGCAACTCGAATGGCGTCAGCTTCGGGTTGAACGGCTCGACCATTACGGCCAGCGCAGCGGGTGGTGGTGGCGGTATTGGTGCGGGTGTCTCCAATCTTGGAAACACGGCAGGCAGCACTGGCACGGTCACGACCGGCAACGTCGTGTTTGTGGGTTCGAACGGCATCACGCTTAGCCAATCAACGGGCGCGGCGGGTAGTGCGGCAACGATTACCATCTTAGGCAACCAGACCACGATTGGCGGCTGGGAGCCTGTGCAGGCCAATAACAACACGACTATGTCAAGCATGGGACAAAACACCTTCTACATGCAGAAGGTTGTCCCTGAGGCTTATTACAGCTTCAACAACATTGAACTGCGGATGTCGGGTTCATTCGCCACGAGCACGAACTCGCAGGTCGTGGTTCACACCATCCGCTACGGCCTTTACACGCTTGACACGAACAACTCGTATAACTCAATTAGTACGTCGAGCATCATCCTGAGTGCGAGTATCAGCAGCAACGTGTCGATGGGCTACACGATCAGTCAAGGCGCGGGCAGCTACACGACTACGAGCGCAGGAACGGCAATCGCCTCGCTCATGACGGGCCTGAAGCATCTGTACATGCCGTTCACCACCACGCTGGTTCCGGGGTCGCTTTACGGGGTAGCGTTCCACATCTCGTCAGCATCAACGGGAAGCCTTAGCGCGCATCGTATGAGCATCCTGAACCAGACGATTATCAACAACTTGACTGTTGGTAAGGTGTTCGCGTCCACGATACTTGCAACCAACGCATCGTTTGTCGGCGATTATGATATGGGTGTCGGCTCTGTAACAACGGCTGCGCTACCGTCTGCAATCGCCAAGAGCGCGATGACTGCGGCGGTCTCTCAAGAGCGCCTGTTTATCCACTTCGACGCATAGGTATATTCATGGCAACGCTGACCGCTTCACGTCTCTGGCTTGATAGCTTGAGGCCGCAGACAAACGACGCGAACGAACTGACCGAAATCATCGCTCTCGTGAATGTGGAATTTGTGGACGAGAACGGCGTGCGGGCTTTCGTAAAGCAGGAAAACATTGATACATTTGCTATGTCCCCACCGGGCGATTTGGCCGTCATTCAGTCGTTGTTTCAGACCTTGGTGGACGGGCTAAAACAGCAATACGGGATTACATGACCCAAGCAGCACAGATCGTCTCTTACGACTTCGCAGGCAGACACAACCGCGACCTTGAACTGAGCCGTGGTCGCATCCTGAAGGCCGCTAGCTGGAAGAAGCAGCGCATTGTGCTGATGCTTCCGTCTGCAGCCATGATCCCGGCCAAGGTGGCGTTAAGCCATTGGAACCTGATCTTTCCGCCCAACCAGGCAGTGCATAGAATGCTATGCCTTGGGATGGAGGTAGGAGAAGCCTACAGCCAAGCTATTGAGCAGGTTCTAGCGCACCCAGAACTCAGCCAATGGGAATACATCCTGACGTTGGAGCATGACAACTGCCCGCCGCCAGATGGTGTTCTGAAGCTCATCGAGCGCATGGAAGCGCACCCTGAATATGCCTGCATTGGCGGGCTGTACTGGACAAAAGGCGAGGGCGGCGTGCCTCAGATATGGGGCGATCCGAAAGACCCCGTGCTGAACTTTAGGCCGCAGCCCCCGGTCCCCGGCGAACTGGTGGAGTGCTGCGGGACGGGCATGGGGTTCAACCTCTGGCGCACCTCTATGTTCAGGGATGAGCGGCTTAGGAAGCCTTGGTTCAAGACGCTGGCAGGCAAGGAAGGCGTGGGGACGCAGGACTTGTACTTCTGGGGAGATGCGCGGAAGTACGGCTATCGCGCGGCTATCGACTGCGGGGTGTTGGTGGGGCATTACGACCATAACACGGACACGATGTGGTAAAGATGAGCAAGAAATCAGCAGCAGCAAAAGTCCCTGTCCCCGTCACGCCTATCAAGCTGGACATTGGGTGCGGTAGCAACAAGAAGGCTGGCTTTCATGGCGTTGACCAATATGCCATGCCGGGTGTGGACAGTGTGTTCCGCATCGGTGGGGAAAAGTGGCCCTTTGCTGACAACTCGGTAGACGAGGCGCACAGCAGCCACTTCCTTGAGCATCTGACGAACCTCAACGGCAAGTGGGAGCGCGTGCACTTCTTCAACGAACTGCACCGAGTGTTGCAGCCTGGGGCCAAGGCAAGCCTCATCTTCCCGCACTGGGCCAGCAACCGCTTCTATGGCGACCCGACGCATTGTGAGCCATTCAGCGAAATGGGCTTCTATTACCTGTCCAAAGAGTGGCGCAAGGCTCAGGCCCCGCACTCTGACAGCGAGTGGAACCCGAACGGCTACACGTGTGACTTCGAGTGCACATGGGGCTATTCGCTGCATCAGTCGTTGCTGACCCGTAATCAGGAATATCAGCAGTTCGCGCTGCAGAACTACAAGGAAGCGGCGCAGGACATCATCGCCAACCTTGTCTGCCGGAAATAGATAGGCCGTGTTCCAAGCGTCAGCATTTCAGGTTGACGCTTTCCAGATCGGGAGTGTGCCGGGTGGCATTCCGCCTGATGTCGGTGACACGGGTGGCTCAGTCATTGGCTGGAACCCGTATTACTACAAGAAGCGCAACAAACGTCGCGACAAGGAACGCGACGTTGTCCGCTTCATTGAGGAGGTCGAGCAGGCCCCTCTGCTGCAAGCCCCGGAGGCTGTGCAGGACCAAGCAAGGGAAGCGTTAGAGGCTGCAAGGCTCGCGCTTCGACTTGCTGAACTGGACGCGCTGCAAGCGGCGCTTCACGAAATAAACGAGTTTTACGTTCTCGTCCGCGCAGAGGCCAAACGGCTCCGCGAGATTGACGACGAGGATGACGAGGATTTGCTCCTGCTGAGTTAGCGGGACGAAGCGCGCCGCCATGCGTCAAGGGCGTTGAGTGCCTGCCGCCGAGGCTCATCGGGCGAACACAGGGAACAAATGACAGAGGATAAGCTGTCGTTTCTGGACCAACCCAGAGACGATACTGGACGATTTGCGTCAAAAGACAATTCGCAGCCCGCTGAAGTTCAGCCGCCTGCACCGGAGCCGCCTGCGATAACGCAGCCCGCAACGGAACCAGAGCCAACACTATCGCAGCCGGTCAGCGCGCCCGTACAGCCGCAGTCTGGATACATTCCGATAGCCGCAGTTCTGGACGAGCGAGAGAAACGCCAAAGGTTCGAACGTGAAAACGAAGAACTGCGGCGCAAGTATGAGGAGGCGACACGTCGTCCTCCCCAGGCACTGGACCCCATAGCGGACCCGGAAGCCTTCGAACGCTCACTCAACGAACGCATAGAGCGTGTGCGTTGGGACGCAATCACGAACGCCAGCCTTGTTGCTGCTACGCGGCACCACGGAGCAGAGAAAGTCAAAGCCGCCGAGGAATGGTTGCAGTCTGAACTGCAGCAGAACCCCGGCATTTGGCAGCAAATCCAACGTCAGCCGGACCCTTACGATTACGTGGTCTCGCAACACCAGCGAACTCTACGTCTGCAGAAGATCGGCGACGACGACCCCGACGCTTACGCTCAGAAATGGGCCGAGGCTAACGGGTACGTGAAAGCCGGAACTCAGCAGCCACAGAGCGCAGGTGTCACGGGACATTCCCCCCCATCGACACTGCCTAGACCTTCACTCGCATCCGCACCAAGCGCCGGGGGTAAGACCTCGAACGTTCCGGTCGGACCAGGGGAAGCGTTCAACGCAGTGTTCAAATAAGGACACACTGCTATGGCTGAGACAGCCCTTTCATCTGCCTTGGAAAAACAAGTTTGGTCCAAGGACTACCTCGCAGAATACGTTCGCGAGTCTGGCTTCCTTCCCTACATGGGCCGCAAGAAGACTTCGGTCATCTGCACCATGTACGAACTCGCAAGCGAAGCCGGCAAGACGCTCAACATCCCGCTCATCACCAAGCTCAACGCCGCTGGCGTTCGTGGCTCTGGCGTGCTGGACGGCAAGGAAGAGCAGCTTGGCAACTACAACTGCGCCATCTCGGTTGACTGGCTTCGTAACGCCGTAAAGGTGCCGAAGTCCACGTCGTACAAGACGGAAATCGACCTGCTGAACGCTGGTCGCGACATGCTCAAGCTCTGGTCTGCCGACACGCTCCGTGCCGACATGATCAAATATATGGCGGGTCCGACTGTGACCACGTCGAGCATTCCGGCGGTTGACATCGTTGACACTGACGGCAACGTGGTTGTCACGGGCGCAACGGCTGCGAACTACAATACGTGGTCCGCTGCCAACTCTGACCGCATCCTTTACGGTGCGGCCACGAGCAACTACTCGGCAACCCATGCAACGGGTCTCGGCGCTGTTGACAGCACGAACGACAAGTTGACGGTAGCGCAGATCAGCCTTGCCAAGCGCATGGCCAAGAATGCGTCGCCGGCCATTCGTCCGTTCCGTCTGGAAGATGGTCGCGAGTACTTCGTGATGTTCGTGGGCGCTCGCGCGTTCCGCGACCTCAAGACTGACTCGAACATGACGAACGCCAACCGTGACGCTCGCGCTCGTGAGAACAACGGCATGGACAACAACCCGTTGTTCCAGGATGGCGACCTCATCATTGACGGCGTCATCATCCGCCAGATTGAGGAAATCTCGACGCTCATCACAACGTCGAGCATCTTCGCAGCGGCTGGTAACGGTTCGATTCCGGTCGAACCCGGCTTCCTCTGCGGCCAGCAGGCCATGGGCGTAGTCTGGGGCCAGGAACCGATGCCGATCACCGACATGACGGCGGACTACAAGTTCCGTCCGGGCGTTGCCATCGAAGAACTGCGCGGCATTGCCAAGCTGCACTTCGGAACCGGGTCATCCTCGGCTTCGAAGCAGCAGGGCATCGTGACGGTCTATTCGTCGGGCGTTGCGGACTAAGTTTGAGCGGCGGGCTTATGGCTGGCCGCTCCCCTTTTTCTCTTTCATGAGGACCATTTGTACTGGCTACCTACACTTCGAAACAGTACGCCAACTCGCCGAAGGCGTTCGTCG